CAGCCGCCGCACCACCAACCTATGAACAAAACAAAATGCCTCCCAAAAGACGCCTCGTGGACAACCCCGAAGACATGGATGATCAAAGTTCTTCAGAACGGCCTGACCACATGCCCAAGCTTCCTGGGACTTTTTTGCAGTACACATCTGGAGGCACTGACCCCCACCCAGGAATTGGTGATGAGAGAGACATTAAGAAAAATGCCTTAGCATTCCTTGATCCTGGCCGCCGAGAGAAGTTCCACAGTGTGACCCCAAGCTTGGTATTTCTGTGTCTACTTATTCCAGGCTTACATGGAGCTTTACTCTATGGTGGTGTTCCTCGTGAATCTTACCTATCAACAGTGGTTGATCGTGGAGGGGAGCAAATCATTAAGGCCGGGAAATTCTATGGAGAAAGGCTTGTTGATCGGGAGTTGACAGAACTTGAAGTTTCTTCGATTTTCAATCATTGCTGTTCTTTATTGATTGGTGTGGTGATTGGGTCTTCTGCCAAAATCAAAGCAGGTGCAGAGCAAATTAAGAAACGCTTTAAGACATTAATGGCATCCCTCAACAGGCCTGCTCACGGCGAGACAGCGACACTGCTGCAGATGTTTAATCCTCATGAAGCCATTGACTGGATTAATGGTCAGCCATGGGTTGGCTCATTGGTTTTATCATTGATTACCACAGATTTTGAGTCTCCCGGGAAGGAATTCATGGATCAAATAAAACTTGTTGCAAGTTATGCACAAATGACGACATATACTACTATCAAGGAATACCTTAGTGAGTGCATGGATGCAACACTTACCATTCCAGCAGTGGCCCACGAAATCAAGGATTTTATTAAGGTTTCATCTGATCTTAAAGCGGAACATGGAGAACTCTTCAAGTTCCTTGGTGCCATACGCCATCCAGACGCCATCAAGCTGGCTCCGCGGAACTTCCCGAACTTGGCGTCAGCAGCATTTTACTGGAGCAAAAAGGAGAATCCCACCATGTCCGGGTATCGTGCATCAACCATTCAGCCTGGGTCTACCGTTAAGGAAGCTCAATTGGCAAGATACAGACGACGTGAGGTATCTCGCGGAGAGGATGGTGTCCATCTTTCAGCCGAGATAGCTGAGATAATGAGGATGATTGGAGTTACCGGACTTCAACCATAATATGAACATACCAATAAAAAACCATACTCAGATGCAGAGGAGTCTCCATTGTGATGAGCTCCGATCTTCAATTGACTCTTCTAGAGCTAATTCGCCGTCTTAATGGCATCACGACCATCGAGTCTGGTGGATTCCTTGGAAGGAGAGGAAGACCCGCAGACAGCACGTCGCGTTCGCTCGAGGTCTCCGAGGAGGAGACGAATTCCTCAAGATGCATTGACCCAACCAGTGGAGCATCTTCTCAAGGCACTGAAAAAGAATCCATCCATGATCTCCGACCCAGACCAAAGGACAGGAAGGGAGCAGTTATCGAATGATGACCTCATTAAGCAGCTTGTCACTGAGCTGGCGGAAAATAGTATGATCGAAACAGAAGGTCTCAAGGGCGTACTCGATGAAACTGCACAGAAGATTGAGTCAGGATTTGAATCACTCTCTTCATTGCAGATTGAAACTATCCAGGCTGTCCAGAAGACTGATTATGCAGACAGTATTAAGACACTTGGAGAAAATATCAAGATATTGGACAGATCCATGAAATCAATGATGGAGACAATGCGCCTGATGATGGAAAAGATTGATCTTCTGTATGCATCAGCTGCAATAGGACAGCCGAGTGCACAGATGCTGCCATCTCATCCCGGACCTAGCAAGATATACCCAGTTTTACCCACTGCTCCAACTGCCGACGAATGGGACATTCTACCATAAAAAAACCGAATCAACATGAATTCCAAGCACTCCTATGTTGAGCTCAAGGACAAGGTAATAGTTCCTGGGTGGCCAACATTGATGCTTGAGATAGATTTTGTTGGAGGAACATCAAGAAATCAATTTCTCAACATTCCGTTTCTTTCAGTGAAGGAACCACTCCAATTGCCTCGGGAGAAGAGGCTGGTAGACTATCTAACACTCGACGTTGAGCCTGTTGGTCATTCCTTGGTTAACGTATATTTCCAAGTCGATGATTTCCTCGCTTTGACTCTTAACTCCTTGGCAGTATACAGCAATCCAATCAGGAAGTACATGTATATTCGCCTGAATGAGGAGCAGAGCAAGCACGCAATCAATGCTGCCTTCAACGTTTTTTCTTATCGGTTGCGGAACATTGGTGTTGGTCCGCTTGCACCTGATATCCGCACCTCAGGCTCTTAAGTGCAACACCGACTCAACTCCAGCACTCATTGATCTGGAGATAAGACGACTGTGCCATAACAAGACGGAGGATGTCGTTCCATGCGAGGTTAGATATAGGAACCATACCACCACTGAGCTTTCAGCTGTCCACATCTCATGCTATAAATACCATTGTAAAACATACTGGGGATTTTTCGGCAGTTATAGCGCAGACAGATTAATCAACAGGTATCTAGGAAGTGCCTCATCATGTATTAATACATCGTCTGAGGATCCATTTAAATGCACTTGGCATTATTGTTGTTCAGCACGTGTGACAGAGATATGTAGGTGTTCAATATCGAATGTTACAGTGGCTGTTAAGTCCTTTCCCCCATTTATGTATTGTAGCTTCTCTGATTGCAGCACTGTGAGTGAATCAGAGTTACGCCTGGGAAGAGCCAATCTTAGTGATGGGAGTTATTTACTTTTTGACCAGTATAACATTTCAAGTGATATTATCAACGGCACCTTCAATGGCACGATCCTATGCAATTCCACATCCAAGGTTGTGTCATTTGATGAATTTAGGAGATCATATCCACTTAAAAACTGGACTTATACGAGTGAGACCCTGAATGTTACATGTAATGGCACTTATTTCTCAAATTGTAGCGGCAAGACTCGCAAGAAGAGGGATACACCACAGATAGAGTATTTGGTACACAAATTGAGGCCTACTTTAAGAGATGCTTGGGAAGATTGTGAAATTCTCCAGTCATTGCTGTTGGGTGTCTTTGCAAATGGAATGGCTAGTTCTTCCCGATTTTTAAGAGAGTGGCTTAACCACTCAGATATTGTGGGATATGTTGTAAACGGAATTGGTGTTGTATGGCAGTGTAATCGTGTCAATATAACATTTCTTCCGTGGAATGAGTCAACTTATTATCCCCCTGTTAAGGCTGAGTCTAAGTTGTATTATCTTAACGAGGAAGGCCGGCTTCAAACTAGTACACCTGAGGCACGACCAGGTCTCAAACGCATATTTTTTCATGAGAGGTTTTACCTTGGGACTGTTGGTTCTGGACTAAGGCCCAAAAGAGTCAAATATAACAGATCATCTCATGATTATCATCTCAATGAATTTGAGTGGAGCCTGAATGTTACTCCAGTTGTTAATATCATTGTTGGTCATGAGACCAATCCGATTAACCATGCATATGGTACCCAGTCTGACCTTCTCCCATATACTCGATCAACTAACTTAACATCCACAGATACAGGCTCGGGGTGGGTTCATATTGGGCTACCATCTTTTGCTTTTATCAATCCGCTTGGTTGGATAAGGGATATTCTTTCATGGGCTGCGTGGCTTGGTGGAATTTTGTATCTTATTACACTGTGTATTTCTCTCCCAGCCTTATTTATGAGGAGGAGACGCCTCGGAAGGTGGAGGGAGTAAATCGAACAGATCAATCTCTCAAAAACCCATTGATAGGAACAGAAGTTGATTTTTGCCTTAACTCTGGCTTTTTACCTCATCACGCTCGTGCTTTACAATATGTTAAATCAAAGAATGTACCTTCAAAGGATTATTATACGCTGTTTCGACAAATAAAATTGCCAGCGAATGTCTATCCAATCGGAGTTTTGATTCGAGCTGCTGAAACAATTCTGCAAATCATCATAAGGACATGGGGACTAGAACACATGGAGAAGCCTCTATCGGCGGCAGTTAGATATGCTCTCACAAATCCAAGGTTACGTACCCAACTTGAACTGCATATAACATTTCAACGGATCATCCGGCAAGTATCCTATACCAGAGAACCCGACATAGGACCCAAGCAACTTGGCGGATTGTCCCTTATGTTCATTCAATCCTTGGTAATAGCTTTTACGGATGGTGAGAGTTGTTTGATGACTTATAATCACTTCTTAGCAGCAGCTGATACTGCGAAGAGTAGATGTCATCTTTTGATTACAGCAGTAATACAAGGGGCACTTTGGGAATCAGGATCATTTTTGAATTATGTTTTTGATCTTATTGACATTATTGATTCTATTGATTTATCTCACGATGATTATTTTACTGTTGTCAAGTCCATTTCACCGTATTCTAAAGGTTTAGTGATGTCTGCTTACAATGTGACTGTTAAAACTGATTTTGAATTAGTGTTCAGAATTAAGGAATTGTCTCCTCCTCTTGATAGACTACTAAAAAAACTTTTGCTTCTTAATCCTAATCTGCTCTTGATGGTGTCGTCAGTTGAAAAGTCATGGTATTTCCCAGAGATAGACATGATTTCAGGTTCAGCTGAGCAATTAGGGAAAATGCGGAATTATTCGGAAAAGCCTCAAGCTCTTTTACAATATGGTGAAGAGCTTTTAACAATGTTTAAAGCTGAATTCATTAAGGGTTATATTTCTAAACATGCCAAATGGCCACCTGTATTACTTAGTAATAAAGCACAAAGATCCTTACACAATGCTCGTGAACTAGGCAAATGGAGCCCTTCATTCGATAGGAACTGGAAAATGTTTTCTGAGGTTACTATACTAAAGATTGCTGAACTAGATTTGGATCCTGACTTCAATGATGTAATTAGTGACAAAGCTATAATTAACTCTAAACAAGATTGGCCATTCGAGTATAACTCGGCAGCCTATCGGAAGATACATGGTGAGCGTCTTGATAGACCCAAAACCAAGTCAGGGCCTTCTCGTCTGGTCAATGCCTTAATTGATGGAAGACTTGATGACATTCCAAGGTTATTGGAGCCCTTTTGTAGGGGAGCAGTGGAGTATGAAGACAGGATAACAGTCCTAGTTCCCAAAGAGAAGGAGCTCAAGGTTAAAGGTAGGTTCTTCTCAAAGCAGTCATTGGCTATAAGGATTTATCAAGTGATTGCTGAGTCAACACTCAAGACAGAGGTACTTCCTTATTTAAAGACACATTCAATGACAATGAACTCTACATCCCTGACTCATCTCCTCAACAAGCTTTCTAAACAAATAGTTACTGGAGAGTCTTTTGTAATTAATCTTGATTATAGCTCATGGTGCAATGGGTTTAGTCCTGAGCTTCAGATGCCTATTTGTAGACAACTTGATTTAATGTTTGATTGTGGATACTTTTTCCGTACAGGATGCACATTGCCTTGTTTCACGACATTTATTGTTCAAAACAGATTTAATCCACCAAAGGCTGGTCCTTATGGTCCCATTGAGGATGGCGTCACATGTATAGTCGGATCTAAAACAATGGGTGAGGGAATGAGGCAGAAGCTGTGGACTATTTTAACTAGCTGTTGGGAGACAATCGCTCTGAGAGAAGCAGGTGTCTCATTTAACATACTGGGTCAAGGTGACAATCAGACGATAATTGTCTACAAATCATTAGCAGAGACAAACCAGACTTTAGCTGAGAGATCTCTTGGTTGTTTATACAAACACGCGAGACTGGCAGGGCATTATCTCAAGATGGAGGAGTGTTGGGTTTCCGATTGCCTTTATGAATACGGGAAGCGAGTTTTTTTCAAGGGAATTCCAATTTCTGGTAGCTTAAAACAGCTCTCCCGAGTTACGGATTCAACAGGAGAGCTTTTTCCTAATTTGTACTCAAAGTTGGCATGCTTGGTTTCGTCTTGTTTAAGTGCGGCTATGTCTGACACATCTCCATGGGTATCATTAACAACAGGTGTATGTTTGTACTTGATTGAGTTGTATGTGGAACTTCCTCCATCTATAATGCAGGATGAGGTCCTATTAACAACTCTTTGCTTAGTCGGTCCACCACTAGGTGGACTACCTACACCTGCCACGCTTCCAAGTGTATTTTTCAGGGGGATGTCAGATCCTCTTCCTTTTCAATTAGCCCTTCTTAAAACTCTTGTGAAAACAACAAGTATAAGTGTGTCCTTTATCAATCGTGTCGTGAAACTTAAAATTGGTGCCTACCCAGACTGGTTATCTTTAGTCACAGATCCATCGTCTCTGAATATAGCACAGGTTTTTAGGCCTGAGCGTCAAATTCGCAAGTGGGTTGAGGAGGCAATTTCTGCTAATACTCATTCATCTAAAGTAGGAGAGTTCTTCCAGCAGCCACTAACAGAAATGGCCCAATTGCTGGCTAGGGATTTGTCATCAATGATGCCTCTTCGACCGCGAGACATGTCTGCATTATTCAGTTTATCTAATGTTTCTTATGGGCTCAGCGTTATAGATCTCTTTCAGAAGTCTTCTACTGTTGTATCTGCTAATCAAGCTGTACACCTTGAAGATGTAGTACTCGAAAGTAGTAGGTATAAGGAGTCCATTATTCAGCGAGTTCTTGATGAGAGTGAAGGCGTTGATCTAGGTCCATACTTGGAAGGATGCACTTATGTTGCTGCGAAGCAACTAAGAAGGCTTACATGGGGCCGAGACCTCATCGGGGTTACTATGCCATTTGTCGCAGAACAGTTTAAGCCTCAAAGCTCAGTTGACGCAGGACCTGGTGATTATAAAGATGCAATAATTTACTGCCCTCAAGAGCCACTGCGTGTTAGACATTTGTCTGCTAGAGGGGACCAACCACTTTATCTTGGATCAAATACAGCCATTAAGGTTCAGAGAGGAGATATCACTGGGCTAAATAAATCTCGTGCTGCTGGCTTAGTTAGGGATACCTTAGTATTGTACCAATGGTACAAGGTTAGGAAAGTTATTGACCCTAATCTGTCTAAACTAATGGATTGTTTCCTTAGAGAGAAAGGATATTCCTCTGACATTAGACCCAATGTTCATGGAGGGACATTAACACACAGATTACCATCTAGAGGTGATTCAAGGCAAGGGCTGACAGGCTATGTTAATTTGATAAGCACATGGCTTAAATTTTCAAGTGACTACTTGTCAACATTCTCACACTCCTCTGATGATTATACAATTCATTTCCAGCATGTTTTCACTTATGGCTGTCTCTATGCTGATTCCATCATAAGATCAGGAGGGATAGTGTCGCAGCCCTACCTCCTCAAAGCAGACTGTTTGACTTGTTTTGAAAAAATTGAGTCAGAAGAGTTCTTTCTAGCGTGTGAACCTCAGTATCGAGGGGCAGAGTGGTTGATAAGTAAACCTGTTAATATACCTGAACAAATTTCTGATGCCGAGGTAGAATTTGATCCATGTATAAGTGCTGGCATAGCACTTGGTGTTTTAATTGGTCGATCATTGCTTGTGGATATAAGATCACATCAATCAGATATAACTGAACAGAAGACATGGGCCAATCTAGAAAGATTTTCTATCTCAGACATTAGAAGGTTGCCATGGAGCATTGTCATTAGGTCTCTTTGGAAATTCTTTATTGAGACACGACTATTGTCATTTGAGAGGGCAGGGTTGATTAAATTGTTACATCACCAATCAGGTCCAACATTTTCCTATATTACCAAAGTTTTCCAGGAATCATCTCTATTTTTAGAGACAATACCAATAGAGAGAGCACTTTCAAAATTGAATTTTAAGGATAGATATGATCTCATTTCCAAAATCATTCTTCTTCCGATCAGCAATTATGAAATTGCATCAGTTGAGGCAGCAAGAATCGAAAGTAAGTATTGTGAAGCATCAGAATTCAATATTGACCTTTATCTTGCATCAGCTAAAGGATCAAGCGTTAACCCTATGCAAATTTGTAATGAGACGAACGATTTCATTTCTAAAGGGTCACATCATGGCCATTTTTCGCTGTCAGCCACGGGACTTCAAGAAAAGTCACAAGTGATTAAGATGGCCATTCGTAAACTAAATTTGCAAGAGATTTATATCTGTTCAGATGTTGAACCAGAGTTGGCTTTGGATATTTCTCACCTTCCAGGATTGTCAGTTGTTTTTGTGCTATCAGGTAATCCTGATTATTTTGAAAAGGTCTGCGCTATGGATCTTTGCAATGCAGTCAAATTAAGGACAAATGTACCTAAGTCATTGTCATCCCGGAAACCTGCTGGTGTTTATATAGGAGGGACAGATGGACCCAAACAACTTCGGCTCGAGGAGCTATCAGTGGCAACTTACGCACATCCTTGTCTCGAGGAGTTGCAGTACAATGTTTTTTGTGGACAAGACTATGTTGACATTTCAGATATGTGCTGTTTATCTTTGGGTGAGCCATGTTCTGCTCTTTTTAAACCTGTATTTGACAAAATATTGAATCTTAAGACGGCACTCCTTGGGGCTTATGACTTTTTACTAGATTTACTTTTGATTAAAGGATTTGATATTAGACCCCATTTGGAGGAATTTGATGAGTTATTAGTTACGGCACAAGCAACTCTTGGATTGGCAACGCATCGATCAATTACGTATTTTGTAGGACTTCTAAATCGATGTCCCGTCATTGTGCTGGCCCGAATCTCCCCAACATTGAAGCAAATGACAATTTGCGAACGATTACCACACCCCTCAGCGGTGCACTTGGCAAGATCTCCTGACATTCATACACTTTTGTCGGAGCTTCCAATTGGTCTTATTAGACTTCTTAGGGGGATGCCTTGTTGATTTGGTGTGATTTTAGTGTGTGTATATAAATGTGAATATTGTTTTTTAATATACTATATTCTTAAAAAACCATGCAAGTGGGGATCTGTAGCTTTGGTTTCGTT